AAACGGATATCTGTCCTTCGAGTCGTTCGACTGGATCACGCCAATCAACGGCGTAAAGAACTACGACGTCGATATCTTCGCCACAGCGGAAGATCAGGCAAAGACCAGCTTCGAAGACGTGTACAACGTCCTGGAAGATAACAAGGCAAAGCTGGGGCGTTTTTTCAACTGGAATAAAGAAGTCATTACCAACCTCGCAACCGGCTCCCGTATCCGCTTCCGCACTTCCGGCGTAAAGACAAAAGACGGCGGCAGACCGGGCGCCGTGGTATTTGATGAGTTCCATGCCTACGAAAATTATAAGATGGTTGACGTCGCGCGGACCGGCCTCGGCAAAAAGGCTTTCCCGCGCCAGACGATCATCACGACGGACGGATATGTCCGCGGCGGTCCGCTCGACGATATCAAGACGCAGGCGGATCAGATTCTCAACGGCGGGATGGACGACAAAGGAATGCTGCCGTTTATCTGCCGACTGGACGATCCGACGGAAGTCGACAACCCGAAGATGTGGTACAAGGCCAACCCGTCGCTGCAGTATTTCCCCGTGCTCCGTCAGGAGTTGGAGCAGGAATACGCACAATATCAGATCAACCCTTCCGGGAATTCTTCGTTCCTCGTCAAGCGAATGAACATTCCGAAGACGTTCGACGATGAGAGCGTCACCGACTGGAACAATATCCTCGCCGCAAAAAAGCCGCTGCCGGATCTGGAATGGTGCGACTGTGTGGCTGGGATCGATTATATGAAGACAACCGACTTCCTTTCCACTGGACTCCTGTTCAAACACAAGGGCCTTTACTGCTGGATACAGCATACCTGGGTGTGCCGAGCGAGTGCCGACCTGCCTCGAATCAAAGCCCCGCTTGATGAATGGGCCGATAAAGGCTATCTTACCTTTTGCGATGGGCCGGAGATTTCTCCGGATGTGCCAGCAGCGTGGCTTTCAGATATGGCGAAAGAGTACCGGATCACCTTGCTTGGCCTCGACAATTTTCGCTATACGCTGCTGACAAAGGCACTGCGCGAAGCGGGCTTCGATACCGACAAGGGCGGCGCGAACAATATCATGCTGACAAAGCGAGTCACGGAAAACCGGTATGTCCCAGTCATTACAAGTCTGTTCAACACGCACCGGATTATCTGGGGCGACGACCCGATGATGCCGTGGTATGTGAATAATGCCTGTGTCATCACGGATCGCGGAAATCAGTACTACGGCAAAAAGGAAGAAAAATCGCGCAAGACAGACGGTTTCAAGGCAATGGTCGCCGCGATCTGCGCCAGTGAAGATCTTCCTGACAGCGGAGAGGAAAGCAGCCTTGACGACTTCAAAGTCTATTCTTACTGAGAGGAGGCGGGCAGTTGAAAATCATTGATTTTTTCCGGGATATCTTTCAGCCCGGAAAGACTTATAAGTTGAATCAGCGTCTGACGGATAGTGCAAAGCTGCAGTTGGATATTGAGGACTTCGCGATCCAAATGGCTATCAACATGCTCGCCGGGCTTGTTGCAAAATGCGAGTTCAAAACCTACATCAAGGGCAAAGAAACAAAGGCCGACGAGTATTACCTCTGGAATGTCGAGCCGAATGCCAATCAGAACAGCAGTCAGTTCTTGCAGCAGCTGGTGTCCAAGCTGCTCTATGACAATGAAGCACTTGTTGTGGAAGTGAACGGCCAGCTGCTTGTTGCAGACAGTTTTACCCCGACCGGGTATGCGCTGTTCCCAGCCACTTTTTCCGGCGTGACGGTGACGACGTTCGGGAGCAGTTTCACGTTTGACAAGACATTTAGCATGGCCGACGTCCTGTATTTCCGGCTGAATAATCAGAACATCCGTGTACTGCTTTCCGGTGTTATGGACGGGTATTCGCAGCTCCTGTCGCTTGCGATGGGAAAGTACAAACGAGCCGGCGGCAGAAAAGGCACAGCAGAGGTAAACAAGTCTAAAACGGGTGATGACAAAGAACAGAAGCGGATCGACGATCTGTTCAGTAAACAGTTCAAGGCTTATTTTGAGGCCGAGAATGCGGTCGTCACTCTGCCAAATGGTGTAAAATACACCGAAATTACCGGCGAGGGCAGCAAAAAGTCCACGTCCGAAGTCAACGACATCGCAAATATCACGAAAGAAGCATTTGCCCGCGTTGCGCAGGCGTTCCGAATCCCACCGGCACTCCTGCAAGGCGATATCGCAGACGTCAGCAAAATCATGGATGAACTGCTTACGGTTTGTGTTGACCCGCTTGTCGACTTGATCCAAACGGAGATTGTCCGCAAACGGTACGGCAAGACGGCTTTCCTTGCAAAGACATTTCTCCGGATTGACACCACGTGCATCAAGCACATTGATATATTCGACGTTGCCATGGCGGCCGACAAACTGATTTCTGACAGCCTTTATAATGTCGATGAACTGCGGCAAAAGCTAGGCGATGCTCCGCTCAACACGTGGTGGAGCAAACGATATGTACTTACGAAAAACTATGAGCCGGTCGATGAGCCGGCGAATTCCATGACGGGAGGTGAAAAGAATGAAACCAGTTAGAACAATATGGGCAGCGAAGATGGAAGCGGGAGCGCTTGACATCTATCTCTATGACGATATCGTGCCGGACGGTGAAGACTGGTGGACCGGCGAACCGATTCCAAGCAGCACTTCGGCCAGCACCGTGCAGCAGATGATTCAGGATGCGGGCAATGTGGCGGCAATTAACGTTTACATCAATTCCTACGGCGGTGACGTCAAAGAGGGTATCGGCATTTACAGCCTGCTGGTACGCAGCAAAGCTTTTGTTACAGCGTACATCGACGGCTTTGCCTGTTCGGTGGCCAGTGTTATTGCGATGGCAGCCGACAAGGTAGTCATGGGAGCCAATACGCTTATGATGATCCATAACGCCAGCATGGGCGCATACGGGACGTCCGCCGATCTTCGTAAGGCCGCGGACGATCTCGACGTCATCAATTCACAGGCGGTCAAGAGCTATCAGGACAAGGCCGGCGACAAGCTCCCTGCAGAAACGCTGCAGCAGCTGCTTGACAATGAAACGTGGCTTACAGCGGATCAGTGCATCCAGTACGGCCTTGCGGATGAAATTGCCGCAAAGGAACCCACGCCGCAGGAAACCGCGACGCAGCGGCTTGCACAGGCACGTGCGGCATTTGTCGCGCAGATGTCGGCGTCGCATATGCCGAAAGTCCCGGAGAAATTCACAAACCAGAAAACAAACGCGGAGCGGTTGATGGCCGCTTTCCGCAAGAAAACGGAGGTAAAGTAAATGAAATCCAAAGATGTTATTAAGCAGGAGCTGCACGATAAGTTCGCGTCGGCTCTCAGCGGCACGGATCCGGAGCAGGTCACCGACGCGTTGACTCAGTTTGCGGTCGATCTGCAGGCGGACGTCGTGAATGACTTCCAGACGTATCAGCAGACACAGGATTCTTCGATCCTCGCACGTCGTGGTGTGCGTCAGCTCACAGCGGAGGAAAAGAAATTCTACATGGGCTGGATGGGCGCTCTAAAAGCACATTACGATAGCCCGAAAATGGCGTTCACCGGCCTTGACAGCACAACGTTGCCGCAGACGGTCCTTGATCAGGTGCTGAGCGATATCGGTACGTCTTTCCCGCTCCTTGGCGCAATCAACTTCCAGAATACCAGCACGATCACAAAAATGATCGTTAACAAGCAGGGTATGCAGCTCGCAACGTGGGGACCACTTAACTCTAAAATTGCGGCAGAACTCAACGGCGCGATCAGTGCAGTGAACATCGTCCTGAATAAACTGACTGCCTTCATGGCTGTGTCGAAAGACATGCTGGACGTCGGGCCGGAATGGATGGACGCTTATGTCCGCGCGGTACTTGCCGAGGCGCTTGGCTATGGCCTGTGCCAGGGCATCGTAATCGGAACCGGCAAGGATCAGCCGATCGGCATGACGAAGGACCTTGCCGGGTCTGTCGTTAACGGCGTTTACCCGGACAAGACGCCGATTGTCATTACCGATTTGTCTGTCGCAACGATCGGCGGCATTGCCGCAACACTCGCGAAAGGGCCGAATAACAGAAAGCGCCCGGTGCCGTCTATTCTCATCGTTGTAAACCCGGTGGATTATTTCAAAAAAATCCTTCCGGCGACAACCTACCTGACTACGGTCGGGACTTACGTCAACAATGTGCTGCCGTATCCGTCCAACATCGTGCAGGATATCAATGTGCCGGAGGGCAAAGCAATTTTCGGCCTCGCCTCGAAGTATTTCATGGGCGTCGGCAAAGGCGGCAGCGGCGGGCAGATCGAATATTCCGACGAATTCCAGTTTCTTGACGACAACCGGGTTTACAAGATCAAGATGTATGGCAACGGAATGCCGCTCGATAACAACGCATTTGTGCTTGCGGATATCTCCGGGCTGTTGCCGATGAAACAGCAGGTCATTGTTGCGAACACTGATACAAACCCGGTCAAGACCAAAGCCGTAACGGCATAATCGAGGCGATAATCTATGGTCGACCTGCCCGAAGGACTGCTTGATGCAGTTAAAAGCTATCTAAAAATCACGTGGCAGGACGCTGCCACGGACACCGAGGTTACAGGATACATCAAACGAGGAATGACGCGCTTGCAGGAAATTGCGGGCGCGCCACTTGATTTTACTGTGGAGGATCAGCCGCGGACCTTGTTGCTGGATTATTGTCGGTACGCGAGAAGTCAAGCGTTAGAGGTATTTGAGAAAAACTTCGAGGCGGAACTACTTGACTTGAATCTCAGCACACAGGCGCCAGTTATCGAAAGCCTGACGATTGTTGCAAAGATATATGACACAGCATTTGCTTCTCTTGCTATTGCGCCCGCGCCAGACGACGGCGACGGTTATGCCTATCAGGTCGGAACCGGCCTGACGCTGCCGAAGCGCCTCGATACCTGCGCGCCGGGTTCTGTTTGGGCGGCATGGGACGGCTTTTCACCGATTTCCGCCGCGTCCGGTCAGCAGATCATGGTTGTGGAGATCAACGGTGAGTACGGTGCGGAGCGCGCGGGGATGGTGACGGTCCCGTGAAAATTCAGACGCCGACCGAATTCCTGACGTTCAACAGCGGCTCCTGCGATATTTATTCCGTCTCAGGAAACAGACTTGCAGATAAGCTCCTGACGCTCTGCTATGGGAATCGAACAGTCGGGATGAAGCGTTTTTACGCTGCCCGCGCGGCCAGTACCGAAATTACCCGGCTGATCCATATCCCGCTGCGGGAAGACGTCACGACGGAAAACCGGGCAGTTATCGGCAAAACGGAGTATAAGATCGAGCAGGCGCAATACCTTTACGACACGAATCCTCCAGCCACAGTGCTGACGCTCCGAAGAATCGGGGCGGTCGTATGAGCGAAACAGTGCCGATTGACGAGCTTGCCGACGCGATCATGCGGAATCTGCAAGAGTATACCGACGACGTGACTGCGGGGATCAAAAAAGCCGAGGATGTCACGGCGCAGGAATGCAAGGAAAATCTTGAAGCCGACAGTCCGGTCGGCGCAACCGGCAAATACAAAAAGGGCTGGAAGGTTACAGTTACAAAGGACACGCCGTCGGAAAAGCATACGGTGATCCACAACAAGGAATACCGCCTGACGCATCTGCTGGAATACGGTCATGCCACCCGCAACGGTGGCCGGACAAAAGCGGAACCGCATATCAAAAAGAACGAGGAAAAAGCGAACGCTGCCTTTGAGAAGCGCGTTGAAGAGGTGATCCGCAACGGACATTAAAAAGTACTTGGAACAGGCCGGTGAACCCGTCGCGGAGACATGCTTTCCACCGGGCGACGCCCCGCCTCCTCCGTACATCTATTTTCTGGACGCTCAGGATCATGGTGGGGCGGATATGCGGAATCTCCTGACAAAGCATAATCTGACTGTCGAGCGATACTCCGACACATCTGAGTACAATTCGAAGCTGGAAGCGCTGTTCGACGCGGCGGGCCTTGAATATACCCGCGAACAGACATGGCTCCCGGACCCCGACGACATGTACGAAACGATTTATACGATCAAGACTCCAATTATGGAAAGGACTGAAATTTAATGGCGGACAAAATTATCCATATCCCGGTTGGGAGCGGGTATCTCTATCATGATGTGTTTTCCGGAAAAATTCCGGCCGACGCTGACATAGAAATTGAAGCACACCGCATCGGTTACATCGAAAAGGGCGGCGAAGTTGATTACAAGCCGACATTTAAAACTTTCAAGGACGATTTCGGTATTATCCAGAGAAGCAAACTGACAGCCGAAGAAGCGACTTTTAAAGCATCTTTGATTGCATGGTCCGCGTCCGATTTTAATACCTTTGTATCTACTGCCCGCATTACTGAGACGCAGGGGCACCGCACTATTAAAATCGGCGGTATGGGGCAGGATGACGGCAAGGTACATCTTTTTCGCTTTGTGCATCCGGACGCGCAGTATGGCGCAGTACGGCTTACGATAGTCGGTACGCAGACCGGCGGGTTCAAGTTGAACTTCAAGCCGGACGATTCGGGCAATATGGACCTCGAAATCACGGCGCAGGCCAGCGACAGCGAAGGCACACTTATCGTATACGACGAGGAAGTCCTCGGTGACACGGTTAAGGCGAGCGGCCTGACAGTATCGTCTGCGGCCGGCAGCACATCGGGCAAAACAAAACTGACCGTCACGCCCACGATCGGCAGCGGAAACAGCTACCTGTATATGACCGGCGCGCAGACCCCGGCGGTCGGCGCAGTGCTGTCCGCCTGGACGGCATGGGACGGCACAGCCGATATTACGGCGGCGACCGGCGACATTCTGACCGTTGCCGAAGTCGATAGTGCAGGCAAAGCGGTTAAGGCCGGTATCTGCACCGTGACGGCGAAAGTGTAAGGTGAAACGAAATGGCAGAAAATAGTTATGACATGGCGGCTGTAAAAAGCCGCTATTTTCATGCCGTTCTTCGTGCACAGATGGACGACGGGACGGAAAAAGCTATCACGGTGGACGCACTTCCGCCGAAACTGAAATTTCTTCGGAAGCTTGCAAAGGTTGTGACAGACAAGGAAACGGGCATCGACGAACTCCGCGATGCCGTGGCGAAGATATTTTCCCGCAACAAGGGCAAGGTCAAAGTTCCGCCGGAATTCATTGACGAATTCGACGAGGACGGCCTCGCGGGAATCTGCGAAGCGTATTTCAACTGGGTGGCAGACACAAAAAAGAACTAGCCCCTCCCTCATGCCCGGACGATGAGCCGGAGGGGCA